CATATTTACCAGTTGTATGTTCATAAAGAGCTTCAACTGCTTTTGGCTGTGCAAAGGACTCTTTCCCTTTCTTGCCATGCCATGATTTCCTGTCCAGTGGTCTTACTTCAACTTTTATTGCTGTGGGATCAGGTATCTGTGCAGGCATTGTTGTTGAAATAATCTGTGATTGTCTTGGTCTTGCTTCAGCTACCTGATCAAAATCTGTGATCTCATCTGCTAGTGCCATAAAATTTCGTTTTTGTCGTTAATAAATGTGTTGATCTTAGTATTAAAAAGAAGGTGGAGGCTAGTCTCCTCCACCCCTCGGAGGATATATCAAAGCAATGAAAACATAAACTTTAGTTACGGGACAGGATGAGTTCACCACATCTTGTCACATCTTCAATGTGGACACCACACTGTTTTTGCACATGCATTTCATAATAGTCACCTGAGTGTGCCATAGAACCTTTGTTCACAGGCCCATAAGGAGTATGCAAACCATGTACATAGCCAAGCTTGAAGCTGTTAGCCCTATCAACAAGCTGGACATTGGTGCCCATTTCACCCTTGCCATTGAAATCAAGGAAGGTGATTCTTTGAGATTCAACAGGATAACCTGTCACAGGATCAATCTCAAAATTGATTTCCCTGTCATCATAAAGAGGGTTGTGAACCAGTTCCAGTTCAGCACCATTAGCCATGCGATATCTTACAAATTGGAAGCCGGCAACAAGGGCATTCTCATGGTAGGCTGATGTTGTCTTGTCAATGAGAACTTTATCAACCACTTGTATAAAGCCCCTTCTCTTTTCAGACCATGATTGTATAGCCCTGTGGAATTGGATCATTCCATACTCACCACTGAAGCCTTTAATTTTTCTTGTAGCTCCGGGTTTTACCCTGCTGTAGAAGATATCCATCAGGTATTCTTCTATTAAGGGGGCAGACAGGTGAGAATAAAAGTGTTGGTGGGAGTCTTCCAGTTGTTCCTGAACACCGGGGCCAGAATAAATAGGTCTGCCATTGGCACCAAGCACAGTGTCAGTGCTGCGGGAATACCAGTAGCCTCTTTCAATCTCCCTGTACCACTGTTCCCAGTATTCAACTTCAGCATATTTTACCCATGAATCATGCCACCTGCCTTTGCTATCCTGTATCTTGATAGCCAGCACTTCATTGGCAGCATCACCAGTTACCCTGTATTTCTTCCTGAAACGGGACATCCTATTCTGAAGAGCAATAGGTAAGCTGTATTGAGTGCTACCTGATTGTTCAGCAGCTTCCTCATATTGAGAGTAAAGCTTGGCCCATTGCTGATTGGCAGCAAGATACTTGATAGGTAAGGAAACTGTAGGATCATCCCACATACCTCTTACTTCATAAATGAAGCCCTTACCATGTTTGAAGGATTGTGTTACAACCCTTACCTGCCATTTTTTATTACTTGACCCAGGATGGAGAATATCACCGGGAACATACCAGTCTTCATCAAGCTTCAGCTTGAAGGTCTGTTTAAATCTTCCCGGAGTTAAATTGGCAGATGGTTCAACATTCTCAATCACTATCAATGGTCTGGTGTTTGCACCCTTCATTGTCCACTCCCAAACAGTGGTATTGATTGTCTTTTGTTGTTTGCCAGCCAGCATAGTTGTCAGGGGGTTATCTGAGTATCTCTCAGATGTGAACAACTGTGTCATCTTGGGTTCAAACACTGTTGGCTTAATGAGTAAAGCTGCACCAAGGTGGTTCAGCTCCGTCATATTAGCATGCCAAGGCATTTGCTTAGTGATTAATCTGTTTAATAGTCTTGCCATTGTAACAAGTTTTTGTTTTATTTTAAATTACTTAACCTTCTTCAAAGTAGTCTGCCATTGATCTCTTAGTATATGATCCTGAAGAGGTTGGCTTAACTCCTTTTTTAGCTTCCTGTAATTTAGACTTTGCTTTTTTGGTAACCTTGGTTTCAATCTCAGTTATCAAGTCATCGTCTACCTTAAAGTTATTTTTGAGGAGTTTGGCAAGGATGATTAAATCCTGCTTATCCTTTTCTGTTTCTGCTCTTAGTATCCTTGATAGTTCTGCATTCACAGGAGGAACATACCTGTTAGGCCCTACCTTCACTGTTGCCCTGTTGATGTAGCTGTTAAGCTCTTTCCTCTCAGCTTTACCAATGGGAAACATGCCTACTGCTTCAGTTTTATCAAGCACCTTAGTGAAGTCCTCTTCAAAATCCCTTGCATCAGCCTCTCTCTGCTTACTAGCCTTCTCCTGTGCTTTCATCAAAGCCTCTTTATCTTTTGCTTCAGCAGCTTTGATCTTATCATACCATGCTTCAGACTTGATCTTCTCCTGTCCTTTGTCCTTGATGAATTCCTTCCTGTCCTCAAGGTCATCACCAGTCATTTTTTCATACTTGGTGAGATAGTGATTGATAACAGCATCAACCTGTTCAGGCTTGCTACTATCAAATTTATCAAGGCCAAGAGTACCAGTGACATAGACAGCAGTAAAGTCTGAGGTTCTGCCACCATCCTTTTTAAATTTCAGGAAATCCTTTCCATCCTGATCAAGGTCTTTGGCAAAGCCTTCAAGAGCTTCCTGAAATCTTTCATCAACTTCTATTGCTTGTAATTCAAAGAACTGGTCTTCAGTGAGCTTTGTACCCTTCTTTATCTCAATGTGTTCAAGTATTCCTTTTTCTTTCAGCTCCAGTGCCAATGTAGTGTAGAACTCCTTATCCTTCTCAAGCTGCTCTTCATCTTCGGCTTCTTCCTGCTCATCAGTTTTAGCCGGCTTCTTCTTCTTCACTACTGCATCATCCTCATCATCATCATCTGGATCAGGTTCTTCTTCTTCTTCCTCATCCTTTTTTTTACCTGCCTTCTTAGGAGTTTTCTTTGTAGTGACCTCTTCTTCCTCTTCTTCATCATCCTGAGCTTTTACTGATTTCTTCTTAGGAGGTGCAGGCTTGTCAGTGAAAAACTCCATGTTCTCAGGGTCAAGGTCATCTTCCTCTTCATCTGACCCCTTTGATTTCTTTTTGGGCTTTGCTTCATCAAAGTTTGTAGAATCTCCAAGGTCATCATCTTCTTCATTCTCTAATTCTGCGGGAGATTTCTTTACTTCTTTGATTGTCTTACTTGTCTGAGATTCAAGTTTTTCCGAGGTAATTCCGAAGAAGTCTTCAGAATCTCCATCAAATCCAAAACCTGCCAAAGGATTTGATGCTGTGTTTGTCTTTGCCATAATCCTGTGTAAATTTAAAGTTTGAAAGTTGAATTTATTACAGTTTAAAACTGTACTTTTTAGAAAGTTGCTTAATAGCTTTTTTATTTGGCTGGTGCTAACTGTTTAGAAGCCTTTTTATCTTCAATCTTAAGTTTCTCTTTATCCACATTTTTCTGATGACGGAACTCTTCCTCCTTCAGGCTTAATTCCCTCTGCCTGATCTCAGCATCAACTCCATATTTAGCAACTTCCAGTATATCAGGTTCAGTATCCTTGTCCATATCTTTATCTTCATTGAAGCCCATTGAGAGAATAGTTTGCTGTTGAATGACAGTCTTTCTTCTTTCTTCTTCCTTAGTAACGATAACCTTAATATCATGATCCCTGTCCAGTTGTTTCTCTGCTGAAATAGCCTGTCTTGCCTGCTGTTCAGCTTCAATTCTTCTCTGTTCAGAAGCTTGGGCTTCTTCAGCTTTACGAGTCTGTGCAACTTCCAGTAAGTCTTCAGCTTCAGTGATGGATTCAGATCTGATAACCTTGATGATGTCAGCAAGATCAGCCTGTTGGTTCTGCATTGCAGCCTGAGCCAATCCTTCCACTGCTCTTTTAGCATCAGCAGCTTTGGAAGAGTTGGAGATAAACAGGCCATAAGTGGATGAATCCAGCAGATCAGGATCAATAGTAATCATCTTATAGGTCATATCATCAAGGATATAGACCAGTTTGCGTGGCTTAGAACCAGCATAAGCTACCTTTGCTGTCTCCACTAATCTCTCAAGAACATTGCCCTTGACAGAGTTGTGCAGCTCAAAGTAAGGTTGAATGATATGTGAGGATTGAATAAGATTTTGTCTGGTGTTGGATACTGCTTCATTAGGGCCAATCTGTGCCTCCATTTGCTGAGTAACCCCAATGCTTGTTCCACATTTATGCTCAATATATTCTGCAAATTTGATGTACTGATCAATGCTGGAGGCAAGGCTCATGTCAATTTCTTTGACCATGTTGGTGACATCTCCTCCTCCCCTGTTGCCCTCCTCATTAGGATTGAGCCATGCAATAGAGTTGGCCTCAAAGAAGTAAGTCCACTTATTGATATCAATGCCAGCAGACTTGGGGATACTGTTCAGGTTCATGGCCAGCTTCTTTCCTTTGTCTGAGGCCATCATTAATTCAACCCTGTAGAGAATAACATCGTAGAAGTATTGATATCCCTTCATCCTGTCCATTGCAGAGGTGACAGGAGAGTTGAGATTGTCTGTAGTTGCACCACAGTAGGGAAGCTTGCACTTGTATAAGTTATCAAGGTCTTTATGCTGACCTGGGACTGCTCTTGCATAGACGAAAATATCACTCATGATCTTATAGCACTCATGAGTTTCAGGTATCCATTCCCATTCAATTTTGATATCCCCTGCCATCTCATTTAACTTGTAATTCTCATCTACCAGCTTCATCTGCTCTTTTCCATACTTGTCCCTATAGGTTAAGAATCCAGTTTTGCGCAGAGACTTCCATGTAGCATGGACTACTCTTATGGTATAAGGATCATTATAATCTTCATTGAAAGTGAATTCTGCATCCCTGAGAGCAGCTCCGGGATTATGATGATAGGTGTAGATTTTATCAATATCATCTTCAGAATGTTCAGAACCAAAGCTGGCTACTACTTCTGAAGGAGAGAGCCTGTATTCATATACTGCCCACTCTCCATCTTCAATATAATCAAGGTCAGGAGATTTATCATAGTCAAA